AAAACTCTTGGCGAAAAACTTGGGCCACTAGAAGGTAAGCTAGAGGGCGTAACAGATAAACTAAAAGAGGGTCCGGGTAAGACACCTACTGCTATTGACTTTAGCCCAGCTATGATTGCTGCTAAGAAGATGCAGAAGAAAATACATGACCAGCTAGAAGAGTCTGGTGCTAATAAAAATCTACGTAGTAGTTCTTTTGAAATGGCCTTGTTTGGTACAGGCATTATGAAAGGACCATTTGCTATTGATAAGGAGTATCCTAATTGGGATGATGAGGGTAACTATGACCCACTCTTTAAAACAGTACCGCAGATTAACCATGTATCGGTATGGAACTTTTATCCAGACCCAGATGCAAACAACATGGATGAAGCACAGTTTGTTATTGAGCGTCATAAGATGTCTCGTACACAGGTGCGTAATCTAAAGAAAAGACCATACTTCCGTAGTGACGTTATTGACGAAGCTATTGCTATGGGTGAGAACTACACTAAGAAGTATTGGGAAGATGACCTATCTGACTATGCACCAGAGCATGGCATTGACCGTTTTGAGGTATTAGAGTATTGGGGCATGGTAGATGTCGAGATGCTTGAAGACCAAGGTGTAGACATCCCAGAAGAGTTAACAGACTTTGACGAACTACAAGCAAACGTATGGATTTGTAATGGCAAACTCTTACGTATGGTTCTTAATCCTTTCAAGCCTTCTCGCATTCCATATCATGCAGCACCATTTGAGTTAAACCCATACTCATTCTTTGGTGTAGGTATTGCGGAGAACATGGACGATACTCAAACGCTAATGAATGGTTTCATGCGTATGGCTGTAGATAATGCTGTACTCTCTGGCAACTTGATTGTTGAGGTAGATGAGACTAACCTAGTACCGGGTCAAGACCTATCACTGTATCCGGGTAAGGTATTCCGTAGACAGGGTGGCGCACCGGGTCAGGCTATCTTTGGTACTAAGTTTCCAAATGTGTCCTCTGAGAATATGATGCTGTTTGATAAGGCACGTCAGCTATCTGATGAGTCCACAGGAATGCCTAGCTTTGCTCATGGTCAAACAGGTGTATCCGGCGTGGGTAGGACTGCCTCTGGTATCTCCATGCTTATGGGTGCGGCTGCAGGCGGCATTAAAACGGTAATTAAGAATGTAGACGATTATCTACTACGCCCACTAGGTGAAGGTCTATTCCGCTTTAATATGCAGTTTGACTTTGATAAAGAGATTAAAGGCGACCTAGAAGTTAAGGCACGTGGAACAGAAAGTCTAATGGCTAACGAAGTACGTAGTCAGAGACTTATGCAGTTCCTTCAGATTGCAAGTAATCCAGCACTTGCACCTTTTGCTAAGTTCCAATATGTAATCAGTGAGATTGCAAAGTCAATGGACTTAGACCCCGACAAAGTTACCAACAACATGAGTGAAGCTGCTCTACAAGCTGAGTTGATGAAAGAGTTCCAAGCACCAGCGGGACCACCACAGCAAGGTATGGCAGACGGTAATGCAATGGACCCTACTGGTGCAGGTGGGGGTAATGTAGGAACAGGACAAGTACCAGTTCCGGGTGAACAAGGATTTAGTGCAAATGGACAGACAGCAGACAATCAGCCGCCTCAAGCCGCTGGTCAGCAACAACCGCCAATGGGAAGCGTTCAGTAACTATCTGGACCTAACTATTGAGCAACATCATAAAGTGCTTGAGCAGTCTGATGATGCAGTATTAATGCACAGACAGCAGGGTGCTATCATGGCACTGCGTAAACTTAAAATGCTACAGGATGAGGTAGGACAATGAAAGAACAAATGAGCATGTTTGAAGACGGTGGCTTATTGGACGAAGGTGGTTCAATAGACCCTGTATCAGGCAACGATGTTCCACCCGGCTCTACGCAAGAAGAAGTACGTGATGATATTCCTGCCCAGCTAAGTGAGGGTGAGTTTGTATTTCCTGCAGATGTAGTTCGTTTTATCGGTCTAGGCAATCTTATGCAAATACGTCAGCAAGCTAAAATGGGACTTAAACAAATGGAAGCTATGGGTCAGATGGGCAACAGCGATGAAGCTACTATGCCAGATGACTTACCGTTTGATATTAATGACCTTGACATGGAAGACGATGGTGTGGTAGAATTTGCTGACGGTGGTTTAGCAGGTCCAAATAGCAATACAGGTGTTTACTTTAATCCTGCTTTACCACAACAGCAAACTGGTTATATTTCAGCACCACCTGTTCAAGCAGCTTCTTCAACTTATCAAGCACCACAACAGTACGTAACGCCTACTGTACAGCAAGCAGTACCAGAGTTTCAATCTTTTATTCAACCTACAGAAGGTATGAAACCAGAAGTTAGAAAGTACATTAATTCTGCAACAGGCGAAGAAATAAGTATTACATTTATTAATAATCAACCCACTACTCCAATCCCAACAGGTTATGTACCTGCATCTGAGTATATAAAACCGGAAACAGTTAAGACGGAAACAGTTACAGCACCAACTACTAGCGTACAACAAAGTGAAAGTAATGGTGAAGTTATTAGTTCAGACACTAAAGAATTTGGAGGCAATGTAAACGCACGAAAAGATAGTGATTATGCTAAAATGGTAGGTAAACTAGGTTTTTATCAGTTTAGTTCTTTATCACCTGTTGTTGCGGTTGCTACAGATATAGGGGGTAAAGCATCACCAAATCAAATAGCAACATCTATTAACCAAGCTAGAGCCGCTACTGTAGCTGCTTTAGGTTATGATAATTTAGCAGATGTTAGCAGAAACGACCTATCTCTTTTAGCTGAATCTATGAAACGTGCAGAAAAAGCTACTACAAAAGATAATAAAATTCCTGACGTAGTAAAAATTGCAGAAAAAGTTATTGCAGAACAAAAGAAAAAAGCAGCTGATTATGAAGCTAGAAAAGCAGGTGATATAGATAATAGAACTGCTGATGAAAAAATTGCAGAAGGTTTAGCTGCGGCTCGTGAAGAGCAAAGACGTGAACAACAACGTGAAGAAGGGCAAGGCTCTCAAGACGAAGCTAGTGCAGGTACAGGAACAGACTCATCTGGTACAAGTGGTGCAGGAACAGAAGGTGGCGTAACTGGTATGTCAGATTGGGGCGACTAAGATGAAGCGAAGTGGACTAGCTTCTAAATAATAAGTCCACATAAACTGGCTACTCACTCCCCATCCCCGACAGGTTGGCTACGGTGGCCCCAGTAAGGATACTGAAATGAACGATACAATACTAGCAGAAGAAATGCAGACACCTAAGAAGGCTGCATTTGTAGACAAACCCTACTCACAAGAAGAGCGTAGGAAACGTGATGAAGAAGAACTGGAACAGCTACTAAAAGAACAAGCTGGTGAAGGTGAAGAAGCAAAAGAAGAAGTAGAGGCAGAGCCTACTAACGCAGAAGAGAAGACATTTAAAAAGCGTTACTCTGACCTACGTAGACATCAGCAGAAACAAGCTGAAGAGTTTAAAACAGAACTAGCTGCACTCAAGACGCAACTAGAACAAGCTACTAAGAAAGAAATGAAACTGCCAAAGTCGGATGAAGACATTGAGCAGTGGGCATCAGACTATCCAGACGTTGCCGCCATCGTTGAAACAATCGCTATGAAGAAAGCAGCAGAGCAATCTTCTGCACTTGAAGAGCGAATGAAAGCAATAGATGAGTTACAAAATAGTGCCTCAAAAGAAAAGGCTGAAGCAGCGTTGATGCAACTTCACCCAGACTTTGATGAAATTCGTGACAGTGATGACTTTCATGAATGGGCAGACGAACAACCTAAATGGGTGCAGGACGCACTTTACGAGAATGATAATGACGCACGTTCAGCCGCAAGAGCAATTGACCTCTATAAAGCAGATAGAGGTATCAGCAAAGAAACTAAGAGCAAGAGTGGTAAGGATGCTGCTAAAGCGGTTGGAACGAAGAATAGTAGGTCTAAGCCGCAGAGTGATGAGTCTGTTACCTACCTAAAAGAGTCACAAGTACAGAAGATGTCTCCTCAAGAATATGAGAAGAACTCTGACGAAATTATGGAAGCTATCCGTTCAGGAAAGTTTATCTATGATATTTCTGGTTCTGCCAGATAAATAATGCTTGACAGATAGTTATTTTTAAGTATAACTATAGTCAGTATCGGTGTAGGCATTCAGCGCAGTTTGTCTACACCAAACCGCAAACATAACAATAGTCTACGGATTACCTAATAAGCATGGCCTGTTGAACAGTAGGGCGGCCACCTTACTACGATACACACCCAAGTGAATTAGCCTCTGAATATCTTTGTATAGTTTGCATCTGTCCCAAAAAAGCTAACTAACAGGAGTTGAAAAATGGCTTTTACTTCAGCTGCTGGCTATGGAAACCTGCCTAACGGCAATTTCTCGCCAGTCATTTACTCCAAACAGGTGCAACTTGCTTTCCGCAAGGCCGCTGTTTGTGAGGCAATCACTAATTCTGATTACTTCGGTGAAATCGCCGCAATGGGTGATTCAGTTAAAATCATCAAGGAACCAGAAATCACAGTTAAGGCATATGAGCGTGGTACAACAATCACTCCTCAAGACCTTGATGACGAAGATTTTTCATTGACCATCGACAAAGCAAACTACTTTGCATTTAAAGTTGATGACATTGAAGAAGCACACTCACACGTTAACTTCCAGTCTCTAGCATCTGACCGTGCTGCATACCGTCTAGCTGACCAGTTTGACCAAGATGTTCTTGGCTACTTGGCTGGTTACAAGCAGTCTGCAATCGGTTCTGTTGGTGATACAGTTAACGATGTAGTCAATGGCACAAACGCTGTTGGTTCTACAACTGACGAACTACTTGCATCAATGAAGTTAGACGCATCTGACTTTAACGGTGGTTCAGGTGGTGACGCAATTGCAATCCTTCCACGTACTGGTTCAGGTGCTGCACCTACCAATGCTGGTGATGCAAACCCACTTCAGGTCATTGCTCGTATGTCTCGTCTGCTCGACCAGCAGAATGTTGATACACAGGGCCGTTGGCTTGTTCTTGACCCAGTGTTCATTGAAGTACTGAAGGACGAAGATTCTCGTCTGTTCAACACTGACTTCGGTGGTTCAGGTCTAATGAATGGCGTTGTTTCAAACAACATTCATGGGTTCACTGTGTACACCTCTAACAACCTACCACAGGTTGGTACTGGTTCTTCCTTCACAGGAGCAAACAGTTCAACTAACTTTGGTGTGATTGTTGCAGGTCACTCATCTGCTGTTGCAACTGCAGAGCAGATTAACAAAACAGAAACATACCGTGACCCTGACAGCTTTGCTGACATTGTTCGTGGGATGCATTTGTACGGTCGCAAGATACTTCGTCCAGAAGCACTTGTTAACGCCGCTTACCACTTAGCATAGGGGAGATTTGAAAAATGGCTAACATTACTGCACAACTTCACCCCGCATCGGGTAACTCACAGCGTGGACGTAATCCGTACTACGTAGATGTTACAATTGACCTGACAAAAAATAGTATTGCTCCCGGTGATACAATTCAGGCAATTACAGTACCAGCTAACACCCTAATCATGGGTGCTGGTTTTCAGGTTGTATCTTCTGCAACCATGAATACAGGTACTGATGCAACTGCTGCTCTTGGCTTCACTGGTGGTGATGTCGATGAGTTTGCTGTAGCACTTGACATTGATGGTGCTGCTGATGGTGCTTATGCTCCACAGGTTGCAATTGATGGACTTGCTCTATCTACAACTGGTGATACAATT